GTACGTACAAAAAGTTTTATATCACCTGCACTACGTGCAATATTTATAAGCAAAATTTTCAAAAGTCAAATTTTAAATAAAAATATTTTCATTTAAATAAAAAATAAAATAGATAAGTAATATCATATGAACACCTTTTTAAAATTAGTAGAACAGATATTAGAGGAAGATAATTCTACTGCTAGTGTTGGTATGGGTGCTACTGGAACTCAAATTTCTGCTGATACTTATAATACTGGAGATAATAGAATTGCTAAAGTTTTAGGAGGAATAACTAGAAGAACATTCCCTCCATTAATGATTACAAATGGTAAAAAACGTCATAAAAAAAGTAAAAAGAAAGTAAGACATCATAAAAAGAAATAATATGAATACTGGTCATTGGACTCTTACAGAAGGAATAGAACTTAAAGATGATAGTTTTGGATTTATATATCTAATAACTAAAATAAATCCTATAGGAAATGAAAAAAAGTATTACGTGGGAAAGAAACAAATGTTCTTTAAAACTAGAAAAAAGCCATTAAAAAATAAAAAACGTGCTAGATTAGGAGTTAAGATTTCAGATTGGCCTACTTATTGTGGAAGTTGTAAAGAATTAAATGCAGATATACTTCAATATGGAAAAGAGAATTTTTCATTTTCTATTATAAGAATATGTAATAGTAAGAGTTCTTTAGCATATGAAGAATTAAAGGAACAAATTTACAGAAAAGTTCTTGAAGATAACGAATATTATAACTCATATATTCAAGTTCGGCTTAATAAAATTAAAGTTTGATATTTTATATTTTTTGTGGTAAAATCATTAAATATTAAATATGGCAAATTCAAGATGTGTTTTTTGTAGTTCGACAAGTTATGGTAAGGGGTGTAGATATTCGCCTCAAGGAGTACATTTTCATCCTGATAATCCTTTAAAATGTTCGTTTTGTGGATCTGCAAGTTATGGTAAAGGATGTCGTATAAACCCTTCAGGTGATATTCATATTCATGGAATTACATTTAATTCTATTATGAAAGAAAAATTAACAAATACAATGTTAAATCAATTACTTTTACACGAACTTAACCGTCCATTTACTGAATTTTCTGCTTATAAACTAAATCTTATAGATGAAAAAGGTAATAAATTAAAAGAACCTATTACAGAAGATGAAAAATTTGCAATATCACCATTTAATAAAACTTTAATACAATTAAAACGATTCATGGGTAGTAAAATGGATCTTATGCATGGTATAGCAATTGTAGAAAATGAAAAACTATTAGATATTTCAGTTGAAAAATATGAAAAGGTTTTAAATTATGAAGAACGTATGAATACAATTTTCGAAGAATTTCATGCTTTAATAGATGAAGCAATAAGAGATAATATGTCATTTGAAGTTATTGAAGCATTAATACGTTAATTATTATGAAATTAACATCTAAAGAATATCATAACGCAAGATTTTGTATGATAGATCCATATCCTATTATATTAGATGCAATTACTGAAACTGTAAATTTTTGTAATGATAATAATATAAGATGTTATACTTCAGGAAAAGGATCTGATACAACAAAACAATTATTTTTACATTTTTGTATTATAAAATTAGTAAATTCCTACGATTTATGTAAAAGTAAATATCCTAAGATGTTTGTGTTTTATCCATATTTCGGAAATAAACATAAAGTGATTAATCACTTTATAAAAGAATTTAATTTTTCAAATGTATTAAAGAATTTACCAAGACAACATTGTAAGGTATCAACCAAACATGATAAAGATATAGAAATTTCTGCTATTAATATTATGGAAAAGGGTGTTAATACATATAATAAATTTATAAAGTTTGATAGCATACATAAATTGAATACATTAATGAAAATGTCTAAACGTGTGAATATTTCGGATTTTGATAAAGAATATAATGAAGAATTAAAAATAAATGACGATAAAAAACGAAAAGAAATGAAAGAAGCAGAAAAAACATTAGCATCAATCAAAAAATTAGTTAAATAATTATTATTATGAAATCATTTAATGAACTATATTCAGGATTCCTAAATCGTGTGCAAGAAGATATTGTTAATACTGGAACCCCTGCAAGTCCTACTCCAACCAATACAACCCCAACTTCTACTGGTTCTACAACTCCAACTGCTCCTCCTACAACAACATCAGCAACTGCAAATCACGCATTAGTAACTCAAATTGCAACTATGAAAGATCCTGCTGCTATTGCCACATTATTACAAAAAAATAATGTGTTGTTACCTATAAATCCTACAAAATAAATTGATTTATTCTTATAATATGTTATTATATTATAAGAATTATGAATATAGAAGAACCCGAAATTAGTCTAACATTGTCAGTAGATAAATGCAATCTACTATTGGAAACATTATTATTTTCTGCATCAGTGGATATATGTGCAGATTGGAAAGATACTAATTTAAATGATATGGTATCCTTAGCAAAAGAAATAAAACGATGTATGGGTAATAAAGTATCATTAGATAATGTGTATTTATATACAGGATTACAATACGAGGATATTATTACTGAAGATATTAAAAAGGGATTTAAAAAATTTATTAAAATAGAAAACCCTCCCATTAATGTTGACTAATATTTAAAATATAATAAATAAAATACTATGAAAATCGCATTTGTTGGAACACAATGTAACGGAAAATCTACTGTTATAGAAGAATTTATCAAAAAGTATCCGATGTATAAACAACCGGAAACCTCTTATAGAGATATTATAAAAGAAAAAAAATTAAAGTTAAATCAAAAGGGAGATGAAAAGAGCCAAAAGATAATTTTAAATGCTCTTATCGATCAAATACAAGATGCAGTAGCCTCTGATCAAAAACATATGGTATTTGATCGTTGTATTATTGATAATATGGCATATTCACTATGGTTAAATAATAAAGGAAAGGTTAGTGATAGTTTTATTATTGATTCTAGATTTTTAGTAAATCAGACAGTTTCTTTGTTTGATTTGATATTTTATATTCCATTAAGAAATGAAATACCATTAGTAAAACGTTCTGGAAGAGATATTGATCCCGTTTTTAGAGAAGAAATAGATCTTATTTTAGATGCTATGGTAGGAACCTATGAAAAAAATAAAGGTATATACTTCCCATTAGAAAATTGTCCTGCTGTAATTCGATTGGATGGACCACCAGACTTACGAGTACCACAAATTAGAATGTATTTAAAAGACAACGGACTACCATTTGGGGAAGAGGATGGTAGTTTAATTTCTTAAAAAATATTATATAGATTTAAGTTAAATAATAATATGTTATATTCCTTATCCAAATTGTACGATACAAAAGTTTTAAACCGCAATAAAGTAATAAATGAAGAAATAGAATTTTCGCAAGAACATAATGATTCAGATAAGATTGTTAAAATATTATCACAAGCACTTAAACAAATAATAGAAATTGGTGATAATGCTAATGAAATAAATGAAGAACTTATTGATCATATTCGGTCGATAAGTGTCGGTGCATTGATAGATTCAGGTATTGAAAAAGATTAATATTAAATATTGACTTAGTTTAATACTATAGTATACTAAATTTAGTGAATTAAAATATATGAAAGATATAACAAAATACATCGGTAAAGATAGCAATACATCTAAGTTAACTGATTTCTATGCAGATCTGGAGGAATATGAAAATACTATTCCAGAGATTAAAGATATCGAGAATGGTGATATTGTAGGATGGACATGGGAAACTAAAAAATATGTTGGCATTATAAGAGATTTGGGAAGTGCAAAACATGGAATGTTTGAATTTGAAAAGGTTCAAATCATTTAATAATGAAAGTAAAATCATTGCTGACAGGAATTGGTGATCCCTTTATATTACCAAAGGGGTTAAAACTTTTTAATACTAATTATAATTTTGGTGAATCAACTGCTAAATTGTTGTACACTGAATTATATGGAATGTGTCCCTCCACAATAGAATCTAATACTTTATACAGAATAGAGTTATTACATTATCTAAGAAAATACGGTAAATTGATTTGTGATGAAACCTTTATAGATGATTCCCCACAATCAAATAGGATAAAAACAACAGCAGATGATATAATGTTTGAGGATGAACGAAGAAGATATTTTGCATACTTTTTAATAAATAATGTTATAATTTTTATAGATAAAGTAGCAGATAGAAAACTAGTAGATCAAGAAACTGTTCATATCTTTAAAATAATGATATTTCATGCGCCGGGTAGTGTCTTTGATTTAAAAATATTTGATGGATATATCGCACCTATTGAAGAAGGTAGTTTTATAAATACTATTATAAAAACTGATAATGGTATCGAATTTCATCCATTTAAAGTCGATGTACCTGAAACCTTTGATATAAAAACTAATTATGAACCAGAATTTGAAAAAGTTCATGATGATATTATATCAAATTTAAAAGAGAAGAAATCAGGATTATATTTATTTCATGGGCCTCATGGAACTGGTAAAACCACATTTATTAAATATTTAGCGTCAAAAGTGGATCGAGATGTTATTTATGTTCCTGTTGCATTTATTGATAGTTTAATAGATCCTGGTTTTATGCCATCGTTATTAAACAAAAAAGGATGCATAATTATTATAGAAGATGCAGAGAAGGCGTTATTAAATAGAGAAGATGACAATAATTCTTCTATGGTTTCTACTATTTTAAATATTACTGATGGTATAATGGGTGATATATTCAAAATATCAATTATTGCAACATATAATAGTAAAAGAGATTGTATTGATGCAGCATTAATGAGAAAAGGTAGATTGAAGGTTGAGTATAAATTTGATAATCTAAAAAAGGAAACTGCACAAAATTTAATTGATAAAATTGGAATAAACTATAAAGTAACCAAGGCGATGTCATTAGCAGATATTTATAATCTAGATGCAAAAGAAAATATAAATAGTCCAGAATTAAAAAAAGATAAAGTTATGGGATTTGGTGGATAAATTAATTGACATATGGAAAAAAAGATATATAGTTATCTCAATATGAAAAATCAATCAATCGTAATTAAGAATATCAATTCTATTTGTGGAACTGATATTGTAACCAAAGCACCAAAAGAAATTAAGAACTATCTTGTATCATCCTATATTGATTCTACAAAATATAAATTTGTAGGATTTATTGATCGATCAAATTCTGTAGTTTTGATTGCTCGGTATCATAACATTCGTGATAAAAAAGGAAGGTTTGCTAAAGTTTAATTAACTTTAATAGTTAAAAATAAACGGGTAGAACTATTAATCCTACCCGTTTTTTATTGACATTTTTAATTATGCGATTAAAATAACAAATACTATGGAAAATGGTAACATATTAGATAAGAAAATAAAAACGATAAGCGTTAAGTCTAAAAAAAAGGCAAAAAAACCTAAGAAAGAATTACCAAGAAATTTAATATGCATATTAACTAGTAAGGCATTCAAAATCGCATTTCCTGCGTTCTTAAAACAAATGATAAGATTGAAATTTGATAGTATTGATGATTATCAACAATACTATATTTGTAAAGAAGCTCGTAAATTATTAGCAGAAGGAAAAACCGTAGATGAAATTCGCAAAAGTTTTAATTGTGATATATCTTTAGAAATTCCATTTAAAATATTAAAATGCTACGTTAAGAAATTTAAAACAAAAGCAGATATTGAACGTAAAAGAAAAAAAGAAATGGTGAGAGAGATGTTAAGCGCACCAAGAGATCAGAATACAAAAGCATTCTGTGGCAATCAAACTACTCCTTATGATCTAAATAGTGAACAACATATTGGAGAATTAACAAAAGATGCATGTATTAGTCAAGATATATATTTAAATAGTGGTAGAGTATGTGATGATTGTAGATTTTATAAATTCTGTAAATGTAAATTAAAAAAAGTATCGAAATATTATGATAAATGATCTGAAAAGTCTACAAGTCTTTGACAAAATAACATTCTTTGATAATGGACATTTGTACAAAATTGGTAATGAACAAGCACCACTATCAGTATCTAAATTGATAGAATTATATAAACCAAAATTTGAAACGGATTTTTTAGCGGAAAGAACTGCTAAAAAAATGGGAACTACAAAAGAAGAAATATTAGAAGCATGGAAATATAAAAACTTATTCTCCACTCAACAAGGAACTATATTTCACTTTTATGTAGATAATTATTTTAGAAATAGAATATATCCATATGAAGATTTACAAAAAGCCAATGCAAGTTTTGATGTAGAAACAAGAAAAAAATTAAATAATGCATTGTTTATGTTGATAAAACAATTTGATAATTTTTATAATGACCATAAACATCTTTTACCAATAAAAAACGAATTTGTATTAGGCGATATAGATGATACTAAAATATGTGGTACGTTAGATATGCTTGTATATAATACAAAATTAAATGGTTATGAAATCTATGATTTTAAAACTAATAAAGCATTTGAATTTAAAAGTAAATATTATAAAAAATTTAATGCACCCCTTAGTCATTTGCAGGTATGTGAAAATGATGCATATGCTCTACAAATGTCTCTATACCAAACCATAATCGAAAAATATACTACTTTAAAAATCATAGGTAATAATGCAGTATGGTTTAATATTAATAATGATAACTATAAAGTATTTCCTATGAAAGATTATAGAGAAGAAGCAAAATTAATGTTTGATAACTATGCTAATCTTTCAATCGGAGCAAAGTAAAATATAATAATAAAGTAGTTATATAACATGGAAATATATAACAATTAAAATTTATTATAATACTTAATACAAAGCCTAAACACACTGGACAACATATTAATTTTAATAGAAATTTTATGATTCTAGATTTATAGTCCTTTCGACTTAAAAATAAATATTGTGTAAAAGTTAATCCATTAGGATTATTTGTATAATTTTTAACTAAAAATTCTAATTTAAATAATGAAAGGTATTCAATAAACGCATCAGTATTGAACCAAATGAATAAAAGTGAGGTTATTGTGCAAGAATTTAATAAAAAAGTTATCATATTACTTAAATAATTATACACATTATGAAATTTGACAACCTATATAGAAGAATATTTGAAGCTGACGGTGCAATTCCATCCAACTATGATGTTAAACCTGCACCTATCGTAGCAGGAGCAACAACTGGCGTAGAAGGGGCAACAAACGCAGCAGCAGGGGCTTCAGGTGCTAGATCGTTAATGACCTATGTTACCATCGTAGATTCAACTATAAATGAATTAAATGGAACTAATGATGAGTCTTTACAAAAACTATTAAAAGATTTGGATAAAGTAGGTACCCCATTTGAAGGTGTTGCTGATGAAATGTGGTCTGAAATTAATAGAGCAGCGGATGCACTTGCTGGTGTATCTACAATGTTAAAAGCATATGTTAATTTAAATGCTGATGACAATGTTGGAACTGAACCTGAAATATTACCAGATTCAGAACAACCTCCAGTTAAATAATTCAAATTTAATTCTTGAATAATATCTAATTTATTGTATAGTTCTACTATGGAACTATTATCATCAAATTATGTAATTCAACAACTATATACAAATTGTCTTAGACCTTTATATAAAAAAACTAAGAACGTATATAATGCTGAGTGTTGTATTTGTAATGAGGGTAAATCAAGAGGAAAAACTCGTCGATTATTTTACTATCCAAAAACTCATAACTTTTATTGCTTTAATTGTACAAAAAGTTGGTCTGAAATAGATTGGATTAAAATTGTAACTAAAAAGAATTTTTTTGAAATTATAAAAGAAGCAAAAGAATTTTCTGGAGAAGTTGACTATATTGAAAAAAATCAACAGAGTAAACCACCCACAATCCCTATATTACCACCAGATTCTGTAAATATTTTTAATAGTAGTGAATGCGACTTTTATAAAAATAAAAAAGAAGATATTCTTATTCGGAAAGCATTAAATTATTGTAAAGAACGTAGATTATTAACTGCTATAAATAAACCTAGTTCTTTACATGTTTCATTTAATGATTATGTACATAAAAATCGATTGATTATACCATTTTATGACAAATATAATAAGATTGAATATTATCAAAGTAGAACTTTAAATATTGATGATTATCCAAAATATTTATGCAAAGGTGGTGATAAATGTTTATTTGGAATGAATAATATAGATTATGCTATTCCATATATATTTTTATTTGAAGGGCCAATTGATGCTATGTTTGTGAAGAATGGGATTGCAATGGCAGGAATAACATTAACTGATTCTCAAGAAACTTTTATTAATAGTTGTATGGGAATGGAAATTATTTATGTATTTGATAATGATAAAAATAATAAACAAACTAAAGATCATATCAGAAAAATAATTAAAAGTGGCAAACGAGTATTTATTTGGCCTACAGAATTTAAAAAATTTAAAGATATCAATGAGGTTTGTTGTAAACTTCAACTAGATGAATTTCCTTATAAATATATCGTTGCAAATACACAACAAGGCATGAAAGCAATGATGAATATTTAAATTTTATATTTCTTCGGATAATCCTTGAATTCTAAAATTTATTGCTTTAACAAATTTCTCTTCTAAATTTTTAACTGGACGCATTTCTCCATTTTCTTCTATAAACTTTAACCTTGTATATTCTTTTGTAAGAGCATCAATAAATTCATCACTAAAATTCATCTCTTTCGGATATATTGTACGTTTTATAAGTTTTATAGTTGTTGGATAAAAACTTTCAAATAGTTCATTAAATTTTGTATTCATATATATTATTTATCCGTATATATTTTTCCTTCCAACCGCTCTTATATCGCCTACTATATCTTTAGCCAATGCCATTTTATCAACACCTGTTTTTTTAGGTTTTACACTTACGCAATAGTTTGTTATTGCTCTATAAATTTCCGGTGCAGAAACTTTACAACTTGCAATATTGGTTATTAAAACTGGAAATGGAAGTTTAGTAGGATCAGATTTATCTAAAATATATTTAGATTTTCCATTTAAAAAATCATTATAATCAATACCAAATACAGTATTCGCTCCTGCACTTGTTCCTATCTTAGTAATATCAATTGTGATTGGATTATTTGTTTTTGGATCAGGTATAGTATTAGCACCAGAAGTTGTAATAGTATCTTTATACCAACCTAAAATTATTGATGAACATGTTAATAAATCATTATCAGGCATTTGCATTTTTTTTCCTGTTGAAAAATCTAGTGGATATAATAATACTTTACTAGCATAATTTTCGGATTTAAATTTTTCGTAGATAGAATCTGCTTTAATTTTGGCAATTTTTAATACTCCATTATATATAGTATCATTGCTATATTGTTCTATGGTTAACTCAGATAAATTTTCTATATCTAAATAATATTTTTTGTATACATAATCAGTTTCAGTATATGTATTAAATGGTTTTTTGCTAAATAATTCTATCTTTTTATTAAAATTACCCTTAGATCCATCAGATATTCGATTTGCCATTTCTGGTAAAGTATCATTCATATAATCTAATGCTGAAAGTTTATCTTTATCTATATCTTTATTTTTTTTTGCGTTGTTTTCCGTATATATATATAATGCATAAAATAAATCTATAAGAGGATAATATGGTTCTTCTAATTTCGCTTGTGCAGCAGTTTTACGAAAAGAAGTACCTTTTGCTCTATTTATTCCTGAATCTCCGTACTTTTGTATCAAAGTATCATCTAATGGTAATGGTGGTTTATTTAATTCATTATTTATTTTCTTAATATACTCGGATAATTTTAATGGTTCTTCTACATTAGATGCACTAGCTTCGATAATCATGGTGCTATATTTAAATTCTAGTAATAAATCTTCCACCGTTTTTTTAAAATCAAACATATTAAACTATTTATCTATTTTTTAATAAATAATATATAATCATATGAAAAAAACATATACGAAGTTTAAACAAGGAGTATTTAAACCTACTAATATGGAAAAATTTATCAACACTAATGGATTGCCATATTATCGTAGTTCTCTTGAACTTAAATTTATGCGATGGTTAGATATGAATGTTAATGTCGTATCTTGGGGAAGTGAATGTGTTATAATACCATACATTGATCCTTTATCCTTACACTTAAAAAAAGTAAGAAGATACTTTGTAGATAATACTGTAATTATTAAAGATAATGCAGGAATACCTAGAAAATATTTAATAGAAATAAAACCTGCAAGTCAAACTGTACCGCCTAAATCTAAAAGAGTAACTAAATCTACTGCATTACAACAAATGACCTATGCAAAGAATATGGCAAAATGGAAAGCAGCAGAAGAATGGTGTGCTAAAAAAGGTAATATAAAATTTATGATTATTACCGAGAAGGATTTAAGTTTTTTATAATTTAGGAGTTTTCGTAGATTTCTTTACTTGAACGGGTTGAGTTATATTATTACCAAAGCCTTTGATTAAATCGAAATTTGCTCTAAACTTTAGTAAATTAGTTGGTCGTGGTTTTGATCCTTTTCCTGCCATAATGTTATATATCTAATTTAATATAATATTTTTATTAATCAAGATATTCTTTTTCTAATTCTGTATACAAATTCATTAATTTTAATTTAAATTTTTTCCATAAATTTTTATCAGTATATAAAGAATCTAAAAGTGATGAAAATGGTTCAAAAAATTTAGGAAGTTTTCTTCCGTTTTTATATTCTGAATATGGAGATTTTATAAATGACTTAAGTGCTAATAATAAACGTTCTCTATCATTCTCCCATGCATTTTTGCTAAATAGTTTTAAATTTATAATTTTAGATGCTTCAAAGGTTTTTTTAATTTTATACATCATCCCTGTTAGTTGTGCTTCTAATTCCATTGGTTCGTTGTAATAATGCTCTGGATGTGATAACTCCTTTCCTTGTATTAATTCATTCGATGCAATCTTATATTCTTCAGATGTTTTTTTATATCGTTGAACTGCATGCGTTATTTCATGAGTTAATAACATATATAAATAATCTCTAGATAATATTTTTGGATCGCGGGATTCACTATTTATATAGTAATAATTTATAAATATTTCACCTGTTGATTTTTCGTAATATAATTTAAACGTTGAAACTTTATCTTTTTTGATAATGATTGAAATATTAATTTCTTTATTAGTATTAAAAT